GTTCCAATTATCCACTCCCGGGGGGTCCCGCCCCGGGGTCACGTGATCAGTTTTCCTCTTCGATCACGCGTTACAGGCAGTGGGTTTAACGCCAGAAAATCTGCAGCTCACGCGAGCCAGTAGCATTATCTTTGTTTATCCTTTTCGGAGGATACCTTCATTTCTTCCAGAAGGGGGCGGGTGGCACGTCACCCATATCCGTAGTCTTTAGCCAAAATCTTATCACCCGCAGCGCACCAAACAACATCGCCAATGGATGCGATGGAGTGCAATTCTATAAGAGTCTGCATATCAGAAACGTGTAAGTCATAGCGACGACACAGTTCGTCAGTTGTAACATACCCACCATGGCCGTCAGTTCGAAAATACCGATCGGTGTATGCGGGAACGTCATCGCAGTACCTCTGGCGCAAGTACATGGTCAAATCATGGTCACCAGCATGCTCAAAACCACGCACTAACGCACAATTAAATGTGTGATAGGTATATGGTTTTGGCAGCGATGCACCTTTGTAACGACCGAAACTTCGCAAAATCACACCCAAGTTCAAAATAGGTACGATAACCCCGGACTCATCTAAGCACGGGGAATACTTCAAAAACTGCAAATGGTGGTAGGTGGGGCACAAATCCACGGTGACGACGTACCCAACTTTTTGCGCCCCTATCTCAATATCGTGTAATGTGGGCAGGAGACCACAATGTGTTGAAATAGATAGACAAATCAATGTCGACGCTAAAGTGTTTACGGCAGTGGTCAACGTGGACCCGGAAAACAACGTGTGGTGCTTGGGGTGCAAAACCACTTTTTGCTCATGAGAAGTGTCCCAAACAGTCAACGGCCGGCGGCACTGTGCAAAAACATCAGATACCGCCTGGTCATACCAGCCGACATCAATCACGTCACGTAGCAGACTGAACAAGCAGTCGCCATGTGACGAATCGCACTGGGAAATGTCCAAATTCGCCATCACACCACCAGGTCCCCGCATACACATGTCATCAGAGAACACAGCAAAGAAGTAATCGCACTCGATGTCGGTGCAGTGCTGAACGATCAACCGCTGAAACGCGTTGCTTAAGTTTGCATAGCTAGGAGACATATAAAAGCGCACGACAACAATCATACCGTTAACCTCGTACACTTGGTCAACGTCAACGGCGTGCTTCAAGTCCTCCAATATAAAACCAGCAACCAGCGATGAAACAGTTTCTAAATCAGCGATCATTCGAGTTTTCTTCTTGTGTTTTGCGTCCTCTCCAGGTTTCATCTTGGCACTATTAAAACCAGCGCCACGTGAATGATGTAACCCAGCACTGACATACATATCAATCAGTGCTAATCTACGGATCTTGTACTTGTCGTGCTTTATGTTCAACGCGTGGGCCCGTAAGCGGTCCTCGTATGAATCATATGTGGCGTGCCCAAGATACAAAGCACGCCACAACTCCGCCACGCCTTTGGCGAGTGGAGATTTACAAAAATTTTCGTGGTTATTCCACAATTCGTCGTCAAAACCGAAAATTTCAGGCTTACGTACACATGTGAGCCTTTCGATCCCGACGCCAATGCCCAAGTTGTCTGTTGTGTATACCACAGAATCACACCCGAAGCATGGACCAAAATACAAATTGTGTGTTACACGAGGATTGTCAAGAGACGTAAACCTAATTCGATACTCCTTGGTCACGAAGTCACAATTTCTATGACTAGGAGTAAACTTGAATCGTTTGTTGTTTATAAAATCAAAATTGTCACACACAGGAACGGAAGCGCGCAAATGCACACCAATGTTGTGAACCATCGATGCGCCGCGCAATACTAGTTTAACTGCACTAACTGCGCATCACATCGACCACGTGCGGCACTGGCGGTTCGTGTCTGCAACTTCTTGACTTGGTACGCGTACAATACAGTGTTGTAAACCAAGTCGGCTTGAACCAACTCGATTCCGGGGTACTTCTTAGCCCCCTCAAACATAGTATTCAACGTAGATGCCACGTCCTTGTGAGAGACGAAACGCGCTACAAGATGCTGCGCCAACTCAAAGTCAATTTGCGCGGCATAACACGCGTTGTACTCGTCCAACATCGCTAACTCATACTTCCCGTCTGTGTAACCACAAATGTATGGTAAAACGGGGCGAAATTGCATGGTTGGAGTACACCCCATGCCACGCTCGAGGGCGACACGATGAAGCGTATTGCTCAATTGTGTGTTAAAAACACACATCAAGTAGCTAACGACGATGTCACACTCAATCCTTGTAGCATCAGACAAATCGACCAACCACACACACTCGCAAAACCAGCAGAAGTATTCACACCAAACAGTCAAAAACACGCCTAAAATATAACAAACAACCAGTCGAACGAAAGTTTCATTGACTGGCAAAACAAAAAATACGTCAACAACTTTGACAATCCGAGGGGGCGCAACAGGAGGGTCAGCAATGCTTCCCTCCGGCTCATCCACCATCGGCGCGGGATCAACGCCGTTCTCCTCGGAATCCCCAAAAAGGGGTTCGGGGACAGCATTGGCGCTGCGCGTTGGCAGCGCCCCTGCAGGACGAGGCTCAAAATCGCGAATATCCACATCAAGCTCCTCGATAGGCACCCCATTTCGGTTCATGCGACGCATGAAACTCCCTTGGGATACATCGTCAGAGTTAGTGGCCTCGCCATTGAGCCCGTTCAAAAATGCGCAAAAAGTGCGACGTAAAAACCAACCCACAAACTGTGGTTCCCACACACAATAAGCTAACATAAAAAACAGACACATACGTCGGTTCAAAAACGTGGATCTCGAAATCACAAAACGGATAACAAGAATCAACACGTAGCCGACAAAACACACACACGTAACTGGCAAGCATGCCAGTAAAACGACAAAATGTGTACATCGCACATAACGCCGCATACGGAGCAAAATTTTCACAAACAACCAACAACACACAAAAATGAACGGCAAGCATATCAAAAATGTCAAAAAGCAAAATTGTTGCGCATAAGCGCCAAAATTGTTTGCAAGATGTGTCTTCTGAGAATGAAGGACGGAAGGTTCCTGCGACCAACCGACCCCCCGATGTGACGGGAGTTGCCAGTGTGCTAGGTTGCACACGGCGGGAGAAAACACGCTCAGACATGTTCTCTCCACCACCCCAACCGAAGTTGGGGCGTGAGCAGGGGTATCAGCCCCACTCATCCCATAGTTGTCACGAGGCGCATTGTCTCTCGCCCCTAGAGGGTGTCTATTTTAACCGGACAACCACCATTTGGATTTCGGTTGATTGGTGACCAAACACCATGGCGTAAACGCCCAGATAGAGTGTGGCATGACTAACAAGGTCGCCGGGTCACTACTCCCGATGTGGGCAGGACCTAAGCATCCACAAGAACCCCGCGGAGGGGAATGTATGTTAAAGTGGGTAGCACCGGGTCACATTTTAATGTGTGTGAGCACGAGAAAGCGAAACAAGCTCGCTACACTGGTGGATTATGGAATCGACCAAACCTCCATTTTACGCAAAAAGGAAAAGATGTCCCCATTTTAATGTGTGGGGGCACGACTGTAAATCACATACGTGTAACTTCAAGTGAAGAGTAAGAATAATTCAATATAAACGTAGAGCCGGTTCCGTCTCCATAAATCTCAAGACGATCACCGCTATTCAAATAGCGGGTGACAATAACTTGTGTAGAGACAGATGTAAAAATCGAAAGCGGTATACGCATAATGAAAACTCGAGTACCATTAAGACTATAAAAAATGTCGACGTTTCCACCAGTTGATGTGGATGCAGTGAGATACAAAACGGCGGTGAATGAGTACATACCCGGACGTGGCGCATAAAAATTGCCAAAAGCGTCAACAGAACCGATCAAGTAAGACTGTGAGACATAAGTTGTTGTAACATATGCTGACTCAAAAATGTCGAACAAGCCGGCCGCTGTAAAAACACGCGCAGCGGGAACCAAAGGTATCTTGGCCAATCGAATGTTGACATATGGTTGAGTAATTAAACCCGTGGAAGCCGTGGGGCCTCCGCCTATGACAACATCTCCCGAAAAATTCGCGCTCGCGAAATTGCTGACACCAGTAACAGACAAAGTAGCCGAATTAACGGCATTTGCACCAACTGTCGTTGAAGTTAATGACCCGACCGTCGCCGTGGCAGAAGTGAGGGAGTTGGTATCCAATAAAATGAAAAAACCGCTCGTAAACCGACTCACACTCGTACCAACTGAAGACACTGCTCCGGTCGCGGACTTTAGTGCAGTTAAAACCGCACTGGTTGTCCGCAGTGTCGTGGAAGTGGAACCTGTATCGATATTCCACTCGCCGGTAGTTCCGACACGTATAGTGTCGGAAGAAAAGAGCGTAGATTGTAACAATTGAAAAAAGCCACCAGTCGCATATATGGCCGACACCAACGAAGTGGCGGATCCGATAGTCGTGGCGTAAAGTGTGGTCGTGTAAATTGTAATCGCGCTCAAAAAGGTGCTTAAGGCCAAGGAGGATAAGCCGCTAACGGCCGCACCAACGGCGAACACCAAGGAGCTTGTAATTGTAAGTGTGCTGAATGTACCACTGGGTGGTGGCAATATTGCCCGGGCTAATGGCTCAACGGGCATACCAGAGGGTTTTCCAGCAAACATCTTGACAAGAAACCTACGGTACTCGCGCCCCCTCATGCGTCATCCCATAATCGCAAGCCGGCCCGCACCGCTAATCATCGAATTCGCGGCACTGGTAACGGCATAACGGAGTCCGGAGGACGCTGCACTGCGCAAAGCGTTCATTGCCACGGGGGCGGTCTCAGCAATCACCTGACGCACCTCGTCATACATAATGCGTGACAATGGTTTGTTAGGGGCTTCAACCCGCGCGGCGGGAATGCGCTGTGCGGCAGTGCTAACAATCTCGAACCCACGAGAATCACTGTGGGTGGGAGTGTGCAAAGCGGACGTAAGCGGCCCGACAAATTCAACGTGCTGCACATACTCAACTTCGAACACATTTGCGTTGTTCAAGGAGCTGTTTGCTGGCGCGATGTATATAATCATCGGGGCACCACCGGGCACACAGCCGGCGGTCGTGGAACTGTAGGACACGCCACCACTAACTGTCAAACTGACAGCAAGCGCTGCAGTCAAAGCAGTAGTGGTGAACGTGCATGTGTCCCCAGCCCGCGACACGGCTGAATAAGTGACAACGGTGACGGTAGGTGTTTTTCCTGAATCGGGGATCAAAACAGAGAATGTGCCAGTGGCAGGCACAGTCCCCGAAACACCCGTAACTACGACGGTGGTGGCACCAGAAGCAGTGTCGGATGTGGAACCCGTCCAGTTGGACAAATTGTTGTTGACGCTCCCGAGCACCTGTCCGTTTGAATACGGATAAACCAACTGTGTGGTGTAAGCGGTGCCGGAAGAATTCAGAGTGTTGGAAAGGTTGTAAACCAACTCTGCTTCGTCAATTCCAGAGGTGACCAACCATTGACGGTCGTTTGTAATACGTTCAATCAAAGCCTCATCATAAGAGGACAGTGAAGTAGCAGGATAACCTAACATGTTATCATGGTTCGGTGAAACGAACATCGTGTAAGTTCCTCCCTTATACAACTCAGAACCCATGTACTGGATGCTCACTCCTGAAGACACAATACGACCTTGAACCTGCGCGCCAGAGCCACTCCCCACAGGCTCAGTAAACTGAGCCGAGGAGTATGGCGAATTTGGTGTGACAGGCTTCATGAAAGGAATAAGTGCTTGGAGTTGTGCAGCAGTGGTGGGCAAAGACTGAATCTGCGCCACGTTGTCGGCATAATACACCGTCGGAGCGTCGTTGGCCAAAGATGGCATGACGACAACTGCTCCGATGGTACCGAACTTAGCGGTGCCGCCCAATGTAAGCTGGAAGCGGTTAAAGATTGAAATCTTCTGAGAGGGACGAGAGGGATGGCGAGGTACACAAGCACCTTGGGCCATCTTATTCCACGGATCGGATATGGCAAGAGCATACTTCCCAGCGCAATGGGAAATACCTAGGTTATTAACCTGTGATTGCGACAAATAACTCGCGGTTTTCGCTGCAGCGTAATCAGTACGCTTACTATCATTCTTAGCGGGCGCTTTCGAACGAGATAGCGTGGGATTGACCTTCATGTTGCCAAAACTTTTCAGAATGGTTTCCATGCGCTGCATGCGTTTGTTTTGTTGTTTCTCCTTAGCGGAGAC